ACCAGTTAGATTTAAAGAACTTGCATCTTCATTCCTGATAGTGAAGGTAGCTTCAAAATCTACACCTTGATCTAAAACTAAGTTGATGCTTCGTGCTGTCATCTGTCAGAAGGGTTTTAGTTATTTATCTAATTTACTTAAAATTAGTTTCATCATACCTTTGAGTTCATCAACATCATTCTTTAGTTTATCCATTTCACTCACCTCGTTCATCTTCTGTTCTTTTAACTTAAGGTAACTATCATACTCAGAATTGGAACAATTTAATATTGCTCCAGATTCTTCATCTCTATAAAGAGATCCACTGTCTTTTACTTTTATTTTCATTAGATAGATGCTATCGCTCTTAAGTCACGGATCTTAGGAACATAAGCAAAGTTTGTTCCTGACATTATAATCTTAATTTGGAATCCATTAAACTGTGGAAGATTTTTCACATTAAATTCATACTCTTTGTAATCCGTTGAAGTCGCTGATGATAATATTCTTCTATCAGGTTTTCCGTTATTCTTCGCTGGATCTATAACTCTACCTAAGTTGTCTAGGTTATCAAAGCCTGGGAATAATTCATATAATTGAGATTGTGGTGGAGCGTCAATTCTGAATACTCTGTACAATACTCTAATATCATTAGTGGAGTGCCTATAGGCATCAAACATAACTTTTAGACCATCCGCAGCCTTCTCAAGATTTACTACCTTAGAAAGATATATTGCTGCACTTGGGTCACTATCAAGAGAATTAACTCTAGAATCTGTAGCATAATCCGAAACCTTAGAGTTGATTCTATCCATAATAGTAATCATGTTAACTCTATCCAAGTCAATCATGGGACTTACCTTAGAGTCTTGAGTTGATAAGAAACACTGTAATGTAAATGATTTTCTGCCTGGGAAGTCGATTAACTTATCTAATTCATTTGTTTTAGATGCAATTAATCTCGGTACAGTTAGTTCGTTATTACTGTTAAGTGATACTGGTTCAAATCCCTGATCTACAAATGCACCTAGACTTCCATCTGGACTATTACTACTAAAGCTTCTCATTCTACCTTGTATGTCTGTTCCATCAGGAAGTAAAGTAGAAACATTAGGTCTAACAACATTAAACGCAATATTTTGTGTTGCCATTGGGCCGTATGGAGTGTTGACCTGTACATATTGTTGATCGTAACTACCACCAGATCTAGTTTCATTGAAGAATAATTCAGGCAATCCAGCTGCATTTCCAGTTGCTCTGTCTATTCCACGGCTTGAAATACCAACCTTTATCCAATAATGATCCACATCAATTGGATATATTGAAGAATCTGTGTCTGAGAATTTGTGGGATGTGTTGATTCTTCTCAATGACATTCCATTCATTTCATACTTGAATATCTTGTCATTGATATTGTAATCACCAGCTTTTGTTTCATCAAGAGATCTTGTGATGTTATTCAAAGAAGATGATGAAGTAGTTACACCTGTATATCTAATAATTTCATTTCCAATCTTAGCATAGCCTGGGTTGGAAGTATTCACTTCTACATTTTCAAATGATGTAAATATACCGACATTAGTAACAGTTATGTTATCTGTACTTGATGAGTCTATGGTAGCTGTTATTTTCTCAGGTTTGATATCAGATTCTACTCCAGAAAGAACAACATGATCCAAGTTAGAATACATACCATGATTTGAGTGTCTTACACGGAAATGTAATCCGTCAGAGATATTATTGACATACTTGATAGAACCACCAGTAATAGTATTGGTTCCACCAGCACCAACATATACAACTGAGGATGAGGCATCAACTTTAGGTATACCTTGAATATTGTTAAGAACTAAAGTATTAAATGCACTTATAACACCAACATTATTTGGAATTGTTAATCTTAGATTTTTTCCAAACCCGCCTGTATTTGTTGAAGAAACTGTTAATACGTCACCAGCTGCGTAGCCCGTTCCACCGATTGCAACTGTTGCTGCAACTCCTACTCCACCATTAACAGTTAAGTTGACTGTTGCGCCAGTTCCTCTACCAAATTCTGAAATTAGAGGTATGCCTGAGTAAACAACAGAAGTAGAAGCAAATCCAGTACCACTGTTAGTGATTGTTAAATTACTTCCAATACCAATAGCACCAAGAACAGAATTTAAGTTTGCTCTAAAATTAGGATTGTTTTGTTGATACACTGTTACACCACCAGCCAATCCAGTCTGTTCTGCTGAACTTAAACTCTTAGCCAATCCTACAACAGCATTGTAAGAAAGCATGTCAATAGGATTAGGTGCAAGAGAAACAATCTGTCTATTTCCAATATCAAGATCTGGGTTGTAGAAGTTGACTCTACCAGAAGTTGCAGTAAATTCTGCTCTGTATAGATTAAATTTCAAATCTTCTAACTGACTAGGATCCCATGTAGCACCGTTCTGTGATTTGAATAGTGAACCAAGTAATGGCTGTTGAGACACTATGACTTTTTCAGAGTCTGCTGAATTTACAGTTGTAATATCTTCTTCACCCATCCTAGAGATGTAGACAAAATATTCATTAGATGCAGAGAGAAGAACAAGAGCGAACTCTCCTCCACCTTCACAATAAACAGGTGATGGGAATGTAAATGTAGTTGCCGCAGATCCATCATCAGATAACACAACTTCACTTGGATCAAGAATACACTCACCAAACGGTAATATTTCTTGTGTGGGTAAACCAGTTTGCAGTGTTCTTACTTGAAGTGTAACAGGTAATTCATTTGTGTCTTTCGCTGAGAAGTAAACATCACATTTAGTTAGATACACACCATTGACATCAGGAACTTCAAATGATTGTGCAAGAGGGTCAACCCATCTTGTTTGACGAGTTGTTCTCTGGTTAAATGCAGTAGATACTACTTCCCTTGTGCTAGTATCTGATATCGTTCTGGAATCAGATTGAGGAATTCTTTGAACATCTGCATTTCTTGTTCTGAGAGTTGATGCCTCCACAGTTTGTAAAGTTCCAGCAGCAGTATAGTTAGCCGAACCTTCACTATCTGTAAATCCAGAAATAGTTTCGTTTGTGGAACTAGATGATAATGTAAATGTTTTTGTACCAGTATTAAAAGTTGGTGCAGAAGGCACTGTAGGATCTGGTAAAAATAGAGATCCAATAAGAACTCCCGCCTTATCTGTAATAAGTCTAATATTAGATACTGTTGCAATCGCACCACTAGATTGTCCTATTAGTTTCATTCCAGTAGTGATATATCCGTAGAATCCAGAAGCAGCCTGAAGTTCTAAAGACGCAGTATCAACGTTTAGGACTGTAGTGGTTGATGAATATGTTGGTGCAATAGATGATGATGGTTCGTATGGATTTTGTTTGTATGTTTGAGTCGGTGCATTATATGGCCCATACTTATGATCCTGATTTGCAAGTCTAAATCTAATTGCATCATTATTTGAGTTAGGACGACTTCCTTCAACAATTTCACCAGCACCAAATGTACCAGATACCATTGTAACTTCAACAAGTTTAGGCACAACAAATCTCGCCATGTCAATGTTGTCAAAGAATGGATATAATCTTGTATTTGGTTTTAATCTTCTACAAACAAATTCAATGTTTCTAGATCTCATTGTAGCGACAACTTCTGTGTTGACTACCTTATCTCCAAGACTTGTTGTATCAAATCTTTCACCAACTCTAAATTGAATACCTTCTCTAGTTTGATTTCTAGTAGTGACTGTAGTTTCATTTCTGAATACATCTCTTCTATCTAAGAATCGTGTGGTTGTAGTAATAGGAATACCACCTCTACGAGGGCCTACAAATGGCCCCATCTTCTGAACTGTTCTACTAAGAACTGTTGATTCTACATCCATTCTGGTGACAGGGCCTAGTGTAGAACTTCTTCCTGTCCATGTAGTTTCCCAACCACCCCAATCAATAGGTGATAAACCAGTATTACTATCTGCACCAGTCATACCCATGAATGAGTTGAAGCTTCCTTCAATATCATAGGTTGCAGCAGTCCTTCTTGTTTCAATCCATGTATCTGTTGCAGGGTTTAATTCAATTTGACCAATCCAGTTTACAACAGCAAATGGGTTTACGTTTACAATTCTAGTAGCAAATTTGTTTTCTAGGAAAATAGAATCATCATAATTCAAACACACAACATCACCAACTCTCCTAACATTAGAATCACCTAAGTCGCCTGCAAATCTATAGTCCGCTGATGGATTGGATGATGTGGCAGCACCAACAATAGCTTCTGATCCAAGTAATAAATCAATAGAAGTTGTATAGTGTTGTGGTCTCAACTTTCCTTCTGTTGAGTCAATAGATGCCTTAAATTGTCTGTTTGTGACATCACCAGATGCTACAGATTTAAAGTTGTCTACAAAGAATCCAGACTTAAATCTATCAAGATTAGTCTGTGGATCACGAAGAGACATGTTAGATGTCTCTACTTCAAGAAGTGATAATGATGTATAATATTCAACGTTTTTAACTCTATTTTCAATAGTAGCGATATCCTTCATTCGGAATCGTTTATGTTTTGCAAGAGAAAGTTTAACTGTGGCTGTATCATAAACATATGGGTTCATGGTTATAGTTGCCACTTCTAAAGAATTGTCAATAGTGTTTGGTAATTTTGGTGACTCAGAAGGAGCTCCCTTCACCATAGAAAATATACCTTCCTTACTCAAGAAAAGTTTATCTATTCTACCAACATAATAATCATAGGAAATATTAAAGTTTTTATCTCTTGCAATTACATGGGTGGTTGAAGATGTGCCAGGCACAAACTGTCTTGCTAAAAACTCAGCGGGAGATCTACCAGCAACTGTTGATGTAACTCTCGGTCTTAAGTCTATAATATCGGATGCATAGAATCCAGCGACGTTAGGTAGACTATCTTTGTATAACTTAGAGTCATATGAGTTGACAGTTACAAAGTCGCCTGGGTCTGCATTATCAATTACATAGTGATTGTAGATAACAGTAATTCTTTTTGTAGGAGCTTCTGTTCCTGATCTTCTTATAATTGCAGAAAAATCAACATAGTCTAATTGTTGTCCAGCATCAAACTCAAAGTTGTTTTGGATATCTTTATCGCCTGGAACAAATGTTTGAACTATACCTTGAACATTAGTCTCTTCAAAAGTAACTGTTTCCCCAACTTCAAATGTATTTTCATTCTGATATACAAAATTAACTTCATTAGAACCATTAGTTTCTACAAATATTGCTGATGCACCAGAATTTTTACCAACTATACTTTCACCCTTTAGAGCATTCAGTAAATTGGAGTTTAAATTTGTTAATTCAAGTGTAGGTAGTTGTGGATCAGAAGTTGTTGATGATTCTAATACAGCAAGAACATAAGCAACATCACAAACGCCTAAGGATATTCTCTTGTCTTGAACTCTGTTACCATAAGTTGTATCATAAGTCAAACCATCATTTAACTTCATTAACCCAGTGCCTGACTGGGTTTTTGCGGATTTATTAATTGTATATGATGTTGCTCTCTTCAATACTTTTGATTTTGGTTTTACATTTACTTTTCTCCAAGTAACTGTCAACACAGCATCACCAGATGCTACAGATAATCCAGATAAAGTAACAGTTCTTCCACTAACTGTAAGTTTTTGATCTGTTAAATTTTCTATAACACCAGTTGTCTTAAATGATAAGTTGTAATCTTCTTCATCAAATGGTTCTAAAGTTACATCAGAATCCGTTTCCAGTGTTCCACTAAAAGCATTACTTGCAACTGTAATTGCATATGATTTTTTAAATACAAGATTTGCATCATTTGTGTCTACAGATGCGATATTACTTTTTGTCAATTCACTAAACAAAAATGCACTAGAGTTATTTTTTACTTCTAAAGTAACTTTGAATAGATCATTAACATTTACTTCACTTGTAGGTAATGAACCAGAGTTAACATTAGTAACGTCAGAAATAGCCTCAAGAGTAATTGACTGTGCTGTAAATCCAGTGACACTATTGAATGTTGGAACGTTGTTACCAGAAACACTGTACTGAATAATATCTCCAGTTTTGATACCAACGCTAGTGAAGTCTGCACTAGGAGAGGTTATAGTAGATGCAGAGGCAACGGCTTGACTAACAGTGTACTGAGTTGCAGTAGGTGCCAATAAGTGACCTAAATTCAACACAGCATCTGCACTGAATTTATAATTAGTCGGATCATTTCCTACTAATTGTTTTACATCATCAATACCATAATCTTCTACTTTACTAATACTTCTAGATACATCAACACCATTTATTTCTATTTGTTCTCCAGCTTGAAACTGACCATTTACTTGGTACAGTACTAACTGCATAGAATTATTTGAAGCTTCGTAAGCATATCCTGTTGCACCACTATTCTTACCTTCAACATATGAAGGAACGGTTACACTAGTTTGTGTATTTAATTGGAGGTATGTGAATGTTTGGATATCATATAAAGAAGATTCAAATACAGTAGAAGAATCAGCATATCCTACGTTCTTTAATTTGATGTCATATAATCTGGCAACACCAACTTGTAATCCACTGCCTTCTCCAACAGTTACGGTTCTTTTATTAAAAAGATTGACGTATGAATCTGTTCCTATTCCAACAGGAGGTGAACCACTTACATGATTGAGTTCTATCTGTCTTCCTACACTAAATGGTGACGCTTCATTTTTAATTGTTTCTGTGGTTCTTGGTTTCTCTACATCAAAAGTTGTAGTTCCTATTGTTTCTACTTCATATCCACGGACATATGCCTTTCCTGGCCCTATGTTCAAACACATCAAATCGTCTGTGGGGACATTACCCTGTTGAGTTAATTGATCTGAATAAAATGCACCATCGTTACCAACTCTATTATTCAAACATTCTTTAACAGTTACATTAAATGGATTTACATAGTAATGTCCAGATTCATCAAATGTTCTTTTTGCTAATTCATCACGGATTAAATTATAGTTTGACTCTTTTACAAATTTTTGTAATTCACCATTCTGAATTCTCATCAATTCAATGAAGTTCTCATCATTCAAATCTGTAAGAGACTTCTTAATTAAAGTTGTAGATAGTTTAAATCTATCAGCACCAGGCGCTGCAAAGTTTGAGAATCCTCTTGCGTTATCATATAGATCGTTATCTGATGCAGAAGCAGTAACTAATTCTTCTTTGACTAATAAACCAACTCTATATGATGGTGCATTTGTATACTGATCTAGAATAACTGTAGAGTCAGAAACAGTTACAAAAAATCCTCTTATGAAATAAACACCTTGAGCAATTTTTGCCGCAGCACCAGTTGCAGTTGCATTTGATATAACTGTGGTTGCAAAACTACCACCAGCTCTTATACTGGAGAGAGAATAATTAAGATCCTCTTCAAGAAGTAAATTTTCCCCATCTGCAAAAGTTGCTCTAGAAAAATCTGTATCACTAGAACTTTGATATTTGATGTAAAGGGTGTATGCACCTTTTACAGATTCTCTATTTGAAATATAAGTTTCTACCTTAGCAGTAACACCACTAGTTTCACCTTTAATTTTTTTTCCTTTTAGACTTTCTAGGTATAGAGATACAGGAATACCTAAGTGACTATCATCAATCTGAACAGAAGTATAATCTGAATCATAAGCAATTTGGCCAGGAATTACAACAGATCCTTCTTTGAAAAAATGTTTACCAAACTTCTCAATCTGATTCTGTAGAATAGATTGCAGTGTAGTAAGTTCCCTAGACTGTACAGGTAAGCCTGGTTTGAATAGTACCCTCTGATAATTTTTTAACTCTTCAAAATCATCAAAGTATGGAGATGAATTTAAGTTGGTATTCTGTGGCATTTGCTTTTAAAACTCCAGCACTATTTTGATGTCTTCTTTTTGACTTGCGGATCTAGGAATCGCAGTCCTGTTATCAATATAGATTATTTCACCTGACTTAGTATTGAATTCTGCTGATGAAATACCAGCACTAAAACTCATACCAAGTTGATAGACTTTATTATTTATTGAGGTACTGACACCGTTGTAACTAGTATCAATAGACAATAATGAACCTGTCACAGACGATCCACTAATCGTCAATCCATATCCAGCATCAGGATTAGAAGTAAATGGAATTATCTTATATCCAGTTTCACTAGATGCAAGACCCATAGGTTGATAATACTTCAATACTCCTGTAACTTTATCCCAAGATGCAACAAAACCTATAGCTGTTGATCCAACACCTACTGTTTGAGTTATTTCAGAATCAACTGCATAAGTTGTTCCTGTTGTAACACCAGCCATTTTGATTGCTTTCAATCCACTTACCATGGCAGTGTCTAGTAATTCTGTACTACTACCAAATACAGTGGGATTTTTTATAAGTCCAACCCTAGCAAAGTCATTACCTTCAATAATATCTGGATTGGTTTCGATAGTTTCAAACCTAGAATATAGTAGAGCTCTATATGCACCTAGTTCCCTGTAGACATCATATCCATGACCACCTTTAGGCGGAATAATTACACTGAAACTTGCAGCAGATGTTGTTCCTATTCCAGTATTGGTAAGGTTAGCAAGAACACCGCCAGACTCAGAGCCAGGAGCGCCTGGGAAAAACTGTATTGATCCGTGGGTATATCCTTCTCCTCCGTCAGTAACAAATACTTCAGATACCTTTCCGAAAGAATCAACCGTAATTGTAGCCTTTCCTCCTGATCCATCTCCGAGAATTGGAACATTGGCAAAAGATGTAGAGATTGGTTGATAGTTAGAGCCTCTATTATCAACAACCACAACTTCGATTTTTCCATCTATAGCGTTAGCCTTTGTTGCAATAGTCTCGCCTTCATTTCCCCAGTTTTCGGGCACAGGTATGTATTCAATAGAGTCAAATTTAACGATCTCGGATGGTTTAATCGTGTAAAGGTATTTCCAAACGTAACCATCGCCACTAGTGCCAGCTGCCCTTGGCTCAAGGTCAACAAATGTGGGTTGGTCATATGAAGGCCTACCCTTTGGGTTCTCAGGGTCTGATCCATTTTGCAGACAAACGTAAACTTTCAAGTCTTCATTCACTATGTAGTAATTTGCCTCGTACAAACTACCCTGTGAAGTAATTGGTGTGAGATTGTAAATATTATAATCATGTCTGTACATCTCATAGGTTGTTCCAGCAACCCATGTCACCTTTCTAACAAGTCTACGAACATCTTTATCCGTAACCTTTTTCATTGCAATGATAGACTCTTTGATAGAGTATTCCTCTTCAAATCCATCTAAAGGTGCAGGGGTATTAGTGGCCCATGTGGCAGTACCGCCTGCCTTTGGTTCTATGGAATTGGGTAATCCCATGAACGCATAGTATTTGTTGACAGTAGATCCGACTCCGACAAAACTCTGTACAAAAGTTTCGGCATTTAAAATTCTAAACTGTTCGGATATAATTGCAGGCATTTTAAAAAAACTAGTCTTTTTGTTTTATTTAGGGGTTAAGTTAATGGTTTCTTTCTGGAAACTACAGCAGCTGTAGATAATCCAGTATTACCATTCATACTATTGACGAAAAATTCATCTGGATTACCTGATCCACGATTCTGATAACCGTAGATTTGACCCCAACTATATCTACCCCAGAAGGTATCAACATTTGAAGTTCCAGCAAGACCAACTTGGATTTGATTGTTTCCAAAAGTTGTAGGGCCAGGTAGGAAAGAACATGTTACAGTTGTAAGTCCAGAGACGGCATCACCAGCTCCAGTGACTTCTTCTACTCTGAACACACCACCAAGATAATCACCAGAAGTGACCATTCCAACAGGTACTCTTGATCCAGAAGATGTTGTAATACCAGTAAGTGCGTGTCCGACAATTAAAGGACTGTCAAAGACAGTAAAGAAGTCTCCTTTCTGTAATCCACTAAATTGAACTCCAAGAGCATTTAGTGCAGAATAACCATAACCCAAGTTTGTATTATCGTTATTTTGAGATCTCAGAGTAAATTCTAGTCTAGGTAATCTCTCTGATGAACCAGGCATATATGTATTTACCCCAACAATGTCACCAAAGTCTCCTTTTGCATTGATGGAGAATATATCTTCCTTCTTAGTCTTATCAGTTTCAATGATAACTGGAGGTGAACTACCAACGTCATAACCAAATCCACCATCTGTTATAACAACGGAAGTAATGACTCCAGAAGTTACAGATGCGGTTGCAGTCGCTCTATTTATTATTGGATCTGCATAGAACTGAGTAGTACCACTTCCAACTGCGATAATTCTACTACTATTGAAATCACCAAATTGAGTATTTGCAATATCTCTAATTTGATTTGCATGTGATATTGGTCTGTAGTTCCAGTTTGCCAAGTCGAATGAGTAATAAACTTCACCCACTGTGCTGATACCAATATAGAAGTTATTATAATATTTGATATTTTTGAAATCAAACGTTGCAGGGTGTTGTGTACCAGCAGGCAACTGTTGACTCCAAGGTTGCCAGAAGTTTTTATTTGTAGAAATACCGATTGTTCCGTTGTTACCTACAAAGATAAATCTACTACCATCATAGATTACATCATTGATATCTTGAACAGTATTACTATTCTTATCTGACCAGATCAAACCATCATTGGAGGCAATAACAGCACCACCATTACCAACTGCAATAAATTCACCTTGGCCAAATGCAACAGAGTTTAAAGTTTCTAAACTTCCAGAATATTGACTAAACGCCTCTGCTGTTGTAAGTCCAACCGCAGTAAAGATAGATCCAGCAGCACCAACAGCAACCCATGTGTCAATAGAACCCTCCCAAACTACGTCTTGGAAATTGCCAATATATGTACTATCAAATGTATTTACTTGTCCAATCGCAGGGATTGCTCTCTTTTCTTTTAGATCAATAACATCCCAACTAGAAAGACTGTTACCTATAGAAACTGCTCTTGCCAATGCTCCACCATCTCCAGCAGCCATGACATATTTCTCAGGAGCGAAGGAAGAGTATCCCACACCTACACCATTAAACTGAACAGTATTTCCAAATCCAATCTGTCCTCTTTCCCAGAAAGAACCACTCTTGGTGTTCATATAGTAACTACTTGAACCCACAGCAACTATTGGTTCTTCTTGTGTGATTGCCTTAAATTCAACAACTTGAATAATACCACTAATTCCATCGAATCTCCAATTCTTGATTGGGTCTTTACGTTTGATTAATGCACTTGATATTGCAACATTAGGATTTGTTAGATTACTGTATCCAGTTCCTCCAAAACCAATGGTCAATGAAGATATACTAGATGACGTAGAAACAATCGAAGTTACTAGGCCTGGCAAGATGGTGTTGTCATCAAATATTTGAATGTTTCTTTCTGCTTGAAGTAACTTGTCAATATTAGTGAATATTGGGAATACATTATTAACATAGATGGTATCATCTGTTTTTCCAACATTTTTAATAAGTCTTGTTGTGGGTAGAATATTACTACTTAAACTAGGTCTTGCTTTTGATACTAATACACCAGAAAGAATTTGATCTCCTCTTTGTTTTTCCCATGCAAGAGGTCTTTCTGCATCCTGATTAGTGTTGATTCCAATACTGTTATATGTAAATGTTTCAAGAAGATCAGAAGCAACAATTCTCTTACTTGTTCTTTGGAACTGATCTATGTCTGTAACATCAAATCTATTTTCTTTAATTTGAACTTTGTCGCCAGGTTTCAATGTTGAAGTTGGTTCTACAGTTTCAACATCTCTCTTCGATCCTCTGTAGTAGAATACAGAACACTTAGAATCTGCTTTTGGTGCCTCACTAAAGATCACCCTACTACCTTTGTAAATATATGATGAGCCAGGTGTCTGTAAAATATCATTGATGTAAATGAAGATATTATTTGTAATATCCATATCACTACCAGGCTGAGTCTTGAGACTCAATACCTCAGTACTACCAGAAGTTGTGACTGATAGAGTAAACTTCTTACGATTACCATTAAAGAATGGTGCAATATCATCAAATAATATAAACTGGCCTGGATAGAATCCAGAGAAACTATCGTTCTCTAATTCTTCAACCGTTAATTGGAATTCTGTTAGTACACCTACTCTTGGGTCTGTAGCAATACCACTGATTGTTAGTTTATCATTGACCTTAAATCCTGTTCCTTCTTCTAAGATGGCATACTCAGCAATATTACCATCAACATTGATGCGGAAATCTGCTTTTGCATTTGTTCCAACACCACTAGTACCAGAAACATATTCTAGACTTCTATTGAAATATCCATCTGGTTCTGCAATATCAACAAATACAGGTTTAGTAACTTCACCACCTCTCTTATATAATGCAGTTTGTGTGGTTACTCCAGCATTAACTCTAAAGTTTGCAGCATCTAATTTCTCGACCACATCAAAACCAGAGAATCCCTGTTCAATAGAAGAAGCAATTCTCTTACCTTGTTGTGAAAGTCCAGCTCTTGCATAATTGTGATCTACAGTTGAAATACCAACATTAACAACATATGTTTTACTATCAATAATCTTGTCTACAAAAGTACCACCAGCTGCAAAGTCAGTTCCACTAGGAGAATTATTATTAAGTCTAGGTGCAAGTATGACACCTTGAATTTTACCACCAGAGTTATAGAAACTAGGTGTGGTAGATGGGCCTACTTGTGTTTCAATAGTGGTGTTATTAATGACTCTAGTAATTAGTGAACCATTGTAGTAAGGATCTCCTCCCTTTGGATAGAATTGTTTTGTAGTGTAGTTATCTTGAGAACATGAGAATAAAATTGACTCAGTTTTTAACTTGACATTTCTACCAACACCAGCAGCAGTAGTAATACCATGAACTACTGGTAAGAAGGCTGTCATAATACCGATAGATTCATGATAATCGGCATGATTGATATTATATTCTACTCTAGTAGAAACACCAACATTAAGAGTAAGATTATTTGATGTAACGGCAGTTGGATACAAAGCAGCATTGTGTGCTGGATCTGTGGTTCTAGGATAAGGATGTTCTGTTGCATATTGATCCATAGAACATGAATAAACCAATCCACCAGTCATCAGTCCTACTGAAGTTGTAGTTGACAATCCGTGAGCCGAGTCTGTGGTCAATGTAGCTAATCCACTGTTTGCATCGTAAGTTGCATTAGTTACGTTATAAACAACTCTAGATGTAATACCTACGTTGATGGTAAATGTATCGAGTGTTGTAGTTACAATACCAACTTCTACATTGTGTATAGGG